TTGTGTGATGTCGTCTTCTTCTTCTCTTAGCATCTGTTATCCATTCTCTGGTATGTCGTCCATAAACATATACTCAGGGTTAAATGATAGCCAACAATTCAGGTTTGCGTTGGCATCGGCACGCCCATATCTATTCTTTACTGGTGCAACTGCCATTGAAGTCCCGACCACACCAAGAGTACAAATAAGAGCAGGTAACTGAGCGACTTTACCTTGTAGAGCCGACCTTGGTTGGCAAGGGTTACCCATAACTGCCTCGCTAGTATGATGAAGAATAATAATTGCAGCATTGGTGGCACGAGCAAGGTACTTCAACTCCTTCATAATCGCACGCATAGATGCGAACTCTTCGCCACCATCGGTGGCTATATCCATTAGGTTATCTACGAAGATAGCCACAGGTGGGCAGCCCCACAATTCCTCAAAGGCTTGGACTTCTTCGTCAATGTCTTGTAGTGTAGGGCTAGACTCAAATGACCAGACAACGTGACTGCTCTTATGTAGTATCGCCTTAGTCCAGCCAGCATCAGAGTTCATCAACGCTTCTACATCCGTCTGGTTCTTACCGCTAATCATAGATGCTAGGCGCATAGCCATAGTGTGTGCATTGGTATCTGCAGATATGTATAGGCTAGGTACTTTCATTCTCAACGCTAACGCTAGTGCAAGGGTTGACTTACCAACTCCTGGAGTACCAGCGAGCATAGAGACTTCTGCTCTACGAAATATAATTTTGTTTGCATCAAATGTTTTGAAGACAGAGGGCAACGGTTCTCCACCGATGTCTGCCCTGCCTACACTTCTTACTAAAGTTCTCATTGCGTCTCCTGTCTATGTTGGCGGAGGGGTAAGTATCTTCCCCTAATAAATACCCCTCCACCAATTCTTATAGCATTTCGTCCTGTATTAGTTTTGAGGCTTGCATTGGTCTGGTGTCCCCATTGGTGTTGGACACGCCCAGAATGCGTAAGGCTTCCCTGTTGTCTTGCTGACTCCCTGACGGAATGTTCGCGCTCCGTGAATACAGGTTGGTGTAGACATCCCTGCCCCCGTAGCGGATGCTGGTGCTGTCGGGGCGGTTGCGGAAGTAGCCCAAACTGGAGTGTCTGGAGTTGAAGTAGTGGTTGCCAAAGGGGCTGCCACCGTTGCTGCATTCAACATCTTTGATGTTGCTGCAATCTGCGTTGAGTAATCAGAGATACCTTCAAGCAATACTGATAGTTCATCGGCTGTATTAGCACGAACGTTAATCATATCCCCTGCAGATGTCTTGTAACTAACTTGTAGTTTCCAGTTTTCTGTTGTCATTTGTTTCCTTTTTTAGTGAATTGGCAATGCTCTGTGAGTCCACAGAAATTGCACGATTGTAGGTTCGGTAGAAATATACCAGCCTTGCGTGCTTTATCAAAGCCATCAACAAAGTACTCAAGCGTGTCTAGCGTATATCTACTTAGGTCAATCATCTCCCCTGTCCCCGATTCACGAGACATCCAGTAGTTTCCTAGATTGACTTCTGCTCCAATCATCTGCTCTACCCCGACCTTATAGAAGCCCAGTTGTAAATCAGATGTTGGTCTAGTGCGTGATGTCTTTAAGTCAACGATAACAAGTTGTCCGTCTACCTCAAAGATTCTGTCAATGAACATCTTGACTGGAACACCTGCGATTACTGGATTCAACTCCAGTTCGATGGCACGTACACCTTGTGGAGTTGTCCAGATTTTCCAGTTAGGATTGTTCTTGCGCCAAGTGATGTAGTTGTCTACCCAAATGGAACCATTAGCATTCCACCAAGCGCCGTCTTCTTTATTCGGATTATCTTTGGTGGCTCTTCCTGCACGCCGTGCAGTTGTCAGGTCTAAACCTTCAGTCTCTTTCTTCCAAGCCTTGTCCCACAGTACGTTACCCATTTTCTATGTCCCAGAGTTCTGCTGCGTAGTGGAATGCTCTTCCACCTGCCGACCAGATACTAGGTTCTTCAGGAACTTGTAGCAACCTGCCAAGATAGTACTGATAGCCGCACGTAAGGAAGGTCGTGAAGGCGGAGTAAGAGATGTGTTCGGGTAGAACATACTCATCTAATTTAATCATCCGTGTCTAAGATTTCAACTAAGTAATTTATCTCTTCACGTAGTTGTTTGACACTCTCATCAAGTAGCAATAGGGCATCGGATAGTTCATTAAGTTGCTTTGTTTGTTGGTTGGTAAACACATTAACTCCTGTCGTATATTGATTAGATAGACCCCCTCAGAGGACAGGAGGTGACTCAATGAAGGAGTCTATCTAATATTCAGTTGAATATTAATATATAATATTATTATATTCGGCGCTCCGCGCCTTATATATATAATTATTATCTACTAATAATTTAATTATACACATACCCGACTGGAGAATAAATGTCCGACACGCCGAAGTACCCCAACTGGTTTGATAGCCAGAAGTACAACTTTGAGAATCACCTGACCCGATTCAAGGGTGAACCGAACCTTAAGTTCCTACAGGTAGGTGCATATACTGGCGATGCCAGCGAGTGGCTACTGTCTACTATCTTGACTGACCCGACATCAACCCTTACCGATGTGGATACTTGGCAGGGGAGCGATGAGCGTGAGCATAAGGCTATGGACTTTAATGAAGTCTATGACCTATACCTAAAGCGAATGGACAAGTACGAGAACATAATGTCCATCAAGGGTGACTCGTCCTATGTACTGCCAGCACTTCGGGAGCAGTACGACTTCATCTATGTTGACGGTGACCACACCGAGAAGGCTGTCTATCGTGATGCCAACAATGCTTGGGCTTTACTTAAGACCGAAGGCATACTTGCCTTTGATGATTACCTATGGGGTTCAGATGTCCACCCAGAACTGCGACCTATGTTAGCCATAGATAAATTCCTTGAGGAAAAGCAAGGGCAGTACACCTTACTCAGTCAGGATTACCAAGTTTGGATTGTCCGTAGATGACAAATAACCCCCCAAGGGTAGGATAATTCCTACCACTCAGGGGGCTAGATGTCTTAAAACCGCCTTCTAAGGCGTATGCGGGTTACTTAGCGCCGCGTCCGAACTCTGTTGCTTTAGGGTCTAAAGCCTTGAGTACTGGGCCAGCGACTGCTGCTACCGCTGCTGCGAGCAAAGCCTTAGGGCTTGTCTCACCTGCAAGGTATAGTGCCATTACAGCCGCGAATGCTGCACGACCATAAGAGAGTGCAATCTGTGTTAACTTTTCTTTCATTGGTTTCTCCTTAAGATTTGAAGACTGGCTTGCCGAAACCAACGATGGTTACAGCCTGAGACTTTCTCAACTTTGAGCCGTTCTTCTTCTTGTAAGCACGCACCTTGAGGCATACTTGCCCGCCGTTGCGTTGGTCACCCTTCTTGTCTGGGGCAGTATTGCCCTCAACACAGGTAACCGTTCCGTCTCCGTTGTCCTTGACTACAATCCCAATATGTGAGATTCGGTCAACGCCATCGTTCGGAAAGTCAAAGAACACAATGTCGCCTGGAAGTGGAATCGCTTCATCACTTGCCTTCTCCCATTGGTTCTTTTTCATAAATGCTTCTGCTCCAACCTTGGTTGATACGCAGTTAGGAATCTTTAGACCAACTTCGTTGGCACACCAGTTAACAAATGACCCACACCAAGGTAGGAAGTTTGCTTTGGTGAATGCACCGTACTTAGTCTCGTTGTCTTTTGGCCCTTCAATTACACCCAGTTCGCCTTTGGCAACTGCGATGAAGTCCATACGTTGTCCCATTATTGACTCGCTTTCTTGTCAACCTTTGCAAAGGCTGCGTTGATTTCTTCTGATGTCAGGCTTCCGTCTGCTAGATAGAAGCGGGCTAGTGCTTCAAGTACTCGTGCCGCGCCTAGCGCACCAGCGAGAGTTGCTGCTTGCCATACTTCAATACCGACTAGAGAACCAGCACCAATAACACCGAGAGACTCTGCTGCAATCACAGCAAAAATTCTCATCATTACATTTTTAAATGTGTCCATCATTCATCCTTATCCATTGGGTTTCTAATTGGGTAAGTGACAGCCCAAAAGAAAAGCGTTCCAAAAATAGCAACGCCAACAACTTGCTTGGCTGAACCATCTAGAACTACCCAGGCAATAAACATACCTAGTAGAGTCCAGAGTTGTTCAACCATATCTTTTAATATCTTCACGGTTTTCTCCTATATGTTCCTGCTGCACCTGCTGCTGCTGTGACTGCAGCCTGTCCAGCAATGACGGCTGCGACAATGGTTTGTTCTGATTCTGTTCGTTCTTCATCTGACATATCTGCACCAATACTGCCGATAGCAAGCAACGCTTGCGCTGGGTCGGTGAAGATTGCATTGATAAGTTCTGCAGGGTTCTCAAGTATTACAAGTGCTGCTGCTACTTCTGCTGTGATAACTACTTCGTTACCTTCATCATCTGTGCGGACTTCAACTGGAGTCTCTGGAGGTAGGTCTGCATATGTAAGTCCAGCATCTGCTATCGCTGCTGCTGTTACTGGCTCTCCACCTGCTGCTTCAATGATTGCTTCCGCAACTACAGCCTTCTCTTCCTCGGTTGCATCCTCATCTGCTACCATAGGAGAATGAGATTCTTCTACAGGCTTTGGCTCAACTGGCTCTGGTTCCTCCACAACAGGAGGTTCGGGAGCGGGTTCTGGAGCGACTTCAGGTTCTGGCTCTACGACTGGAGGCTCAGGTTCAGGAATTGGTTCAGGTTCTACTTCTGGGACTGGTTCAGGTTCGGGCGCAGGTTCAGGCGCTGGCTCAGGAATAGGCTCAGGTAAAGGCTCTGGCTCTGGTGCGGGTTCTGGAACTGGCTCTGGTTCTGGAGCAGGAATAGGAATCGGTTCTGGAGTTGGCTCAGGCTGCGGAGCAGGGGCTGGAGGCTCTGGTGTAGGCACAGGCTCAGGTCTAACGACAGGTGGCTCTGGTGCTACAATAGGAACAGGATTAGGAATTACAGGAGGTTCAGGTGTTACGTTCGCTGTTTGCGTTTCAGTTACTGTCGTTGTGTCTGACGATACTGTTGGGGATTCTGGTTGTTGAACTACGACAGTCACGGATTCAGCAACGGAAGTTGAAGTTTCAGTTACAACGGTTGAAGTCTCAGCAACAGATACGGTTGAAGTATCAGAGACTTCGGGAGTCGGAGATGCGGAAGCAACGGTCACCGTCTCAGCAACCACAGTTTGGGAATCAGGACTGGGACTTGCAACAGGGCTAGGCTCTGACACAACAGTAGATGTTTGCGTAGCAGGTATTTCACCTGCATAAAAACGCAGAGACATATCGGTAACAGATGTGCTGATGAAAGTATTAAATGCTCCAGCAAATCCACCTTCACAAAACAGTCTGGCTATATCGCCTTTGTTATTAAAGAATGCGTCTTCATTATTCCAACCGACATTAAATGTCTGAGCAGTACCTGCATCATTAGCGCAGGTAATCGTTACCTGACCAGTACTTACTGCGTTTGCTGTCGGTGAATAGAAGAATGATGTGCCAAATACTAGAAGTAATACGCTTAATTTGTTACTTGTCTTTCTCGCAAAGAAGGAGATAAATTTGGTCAACGCGTTCTTCCAATCGGTTCACTTGGTCTTTAACGGAACCGCCCCCATTTGGTTTTAACTCATACAAGTAATGCTTTACTAGCCATCGTGTGAGTGTGGCAAACCCAGCCACTATAGTCATAAGTGCTACGACAAGCGCAGCCCAATCTTGCGCTGTCATATTATACCGTTCTGATAGTTATATTAATTACTCCACCAAAGCCATCAAAGCGCTTATCAGGTGGAGTCATACGAGTGAACGAGATTTGTTCAATGACTGCCTGACGGGATTCACCAGTAGTCAAGTCTTGCCAAGTGATTACGTCACCTGTTTCTTCAATGTCTTCTAGCAATCTAATCTTGTCAAAGGCTCTGCCTTCATAGCCAACCATTGTGTTGAATCGGTCAGTCTCAATGTCATAGCAATAAACAGGGAACTGCATCACACGCTGGCGTGGAGTAGCAATGGTTGCCTTAGCCTGATAGCCCTTAAATGTTGGGCCAGCAGATGTGGTTGTGCCATCACGGTAAAGAATAAACTTAAATGCTACATACTCTTGAGCAGTAGCAGGGTTAGATGTACCTACTTCAATCGGTGGAACCGATGAGTCGTATGAGATGTGGTCATACTCAATATTGTTTTTGTCTACAGTTTCAAGAGTCATTGAGCCAAAGGTAAAGTCACCACGTCCTAGTAGACGCTTGAAGTTCTTAGGCTCAAGAGTTCCGTAGCGAATGTTGCCTGTGGTTAGGTAGCCCGATGTACGCAAGGTTGCAGAGTCTTCAATGTAGATTGTTCCATCCGCTGTTCCGTTGTTTGCAGTACAGAATACAAGCCTGTCGGCTACCGTTGGGTCATCATTACCTATAAAGGCGCAAGCAGTTGTCTTGTATCCAGTAACACCATCTTGATATATGTCATTGGCATAAGCAAAGCGCAATGGCTCTAGTTCATTAGATAGGTCAATGCGGATAACTCCAGGCTCACCAGCAACAGATGTGGCACACCATACATAGTGGTCACGGGTAGCGAAGTCAAAGCAAGGCTGAGTAGTCTCAACTATTAGTGGGCCATAGTTAATAGAACCATCTTGGTCAGATACTGTAGCAACACGAACGCCACGATTAGTGCCAATCATTATATAACCAAGGTAGTAAGAAATCTTGTGGACAATCTCACCAACTGGAAGTTCTGCTGCAACAACTGCTGATGTAAGAGTTGGCATTACTCCAGCAGTAGAGAGTGTGAACTTCTGAATAGTTGATTGAATGCCATTGTATCCAGCAATATATATAGCAGGGCCAGAGGCAGCCACAGATGTGTAAACGTGGGTACTTGTTGGGTGTGTGTATACCGCTGTTGGCATAGCAGATGCGGATGTAGAGAACTCATACACTTTGTTATCTGCACAGAGAACGATGCGGTCTTTAACATATTCCATTGCAGCATTTGAGATAGCACCAACTTCATCAAACATCTTTGTGTCAGCGTCAACAGATGATGCTGTTAGCGCTTTCTTATATACAGTCTTCTTGGTTGCTGTATTGGTAATCCAATAAGCAAATGTACCATCATCACAGATAGCGTAGACTGGCAAATCTGCACCTGAGTTATAGTCAACAAAGTGAACAAGTTCTGCAACACCAGTTCCTACTGGAGATACGGCAGCAGATGTGACGTTAGATGCAGTCTTGGCATAAGTAAAAGTAGTAGTTGTGGGTACACCTGTAATTGTGTATGTGCCATTAAATGTAGCATCTACGCTAGTAATTACTATCTGCATACCAACGGATAGTCCGTGTGCTGCCGATGTAGTTAAGGTTGCTACGTTAGAAGTCAACGCCTTGTTACTGATAGACACAGTAATGGCAGGGAATACTTTATCTACATCGTACTCATCGTGGAGTAATACGCCTTTGTAGGTATTGCTACTTGCAGTCCACTTAATTGAGCGTAAGTGTTGCTGTGTCACACCATTAGTTGCAAGCGCACCAGTAACCGTGTGGGTTGATGTGCAAGACTTAAGAAGAGTTACCTGTCCTTTAGTCCAAACATCTAGCCCCTTGCTGTCAGCAAAGCGGTAGTGTCCATTTTCATCCGTAGTTGCAGGGTCATAGAACTTAATTCCAGTACCAGAGTGGAACGATGCCTGACTTCTAATCCACCAACCAGTAAGTGATTGCTCACCTGGCTCTGTTCCATTGTCAAACTGGTCTTTGCGGAAGGGTGCAGTCTGACGTGTGTACGGACGTGCATCACTTATTGCATAGATAAATGGAAGTCCACCAAGTGCTACGTCATAAGACATATCGGTGTTCTGCCAGATAGCAGTAGATGAGACTACACCTACGTCAACTGCAATAGAACGTTCGGCTCTACCTTCGGTTATATCTCTGCCAGCCAAGGCACACCTCCACTAATAGTAAAAAAAATAATGAGCAGTTTTAATCCATACTCAGGGAACTACTTAAGTTAGTAGCGTGTCCAATTATTCAGCCTGCGCTGCTTGCAGTTCCTCGTAATGAGCCTTAGTCATTGAAGTAAACTCGCCATTACCTCGGTCAATGATGGCGTGTTCTACTACGCCTTCTAATGTTTCCACTTCAATAAAAGTTACATTATTCATAGTTGTCTCCTTAAAGTTCCGCTGTAAAACCTAGATAAGATGAGGTTGAATTGTTAGCAATTAACTCAGCAGGTCTATATTGAGTTAATCCTGATGCCACTGAGGCATTAACTGTAACTATATTTTTAGATTGAGTATTTATTGTTGCGCTAGTAACTGCTGTTGTTGTTACTCCATCATATAACGCCAATGTACTATATTCTATAGCGCTTGGAATTGTACGCATTGTTACTGGCAAAATAATATCTTGCACTGATACACCTGTACCTACGCAGATTCCTAATGAGTATCTTTGGAATGGAGCATCTCCACCTGCTCGGTAGTAGTACCGCTGGCAAGCAGCAAGTTCAGCCTGATAGGTGGCACCGTTTGGGGCATACGGTGTAGCAACTGAGCCAACTTCTAGTTGGACACCTGTGATTTCGTAATAATCGTTAGTGCTGGCTGTTCCTGCTGGTGTGTTAGAAAAATTAATGTTCAATTCAGTTGCAGTTGTTGCCAAAGTTCCCGAAATTGTAAATCGCTGCCAAGTAGTAGTTAGAGTAACAGTTGAATTAATAGGTGTTGCAAGGCCTGTGTAACCAGCGGCGTGATAGTTTTGGTCAGTTCCTGTGCCTGTTACAACCTGAGCCGTTAGGCCACTAGAAGTAGTTGAATAATCAGCACCCTTGCGAGCATAAAATGAAAGTGTTACAGTTTTTCCAGCATAAGGAATTGAATTGACAGATTCAAAATTTTGCTGAAAATAAAGTACTCCCACTCCCGAATTTCCTGAGTCGCGCTGAACGCGAGCGCAATACTGGATAGCGGGTAAGTTTGTGGTGTCGTTTGTAACTTGTCTAGAAACTGTTGCGCCAGTAGCAAATGCAGACCTAAGTAATTGCCAGCGGTCTGGGCCATAACCCAAAGATGCGCCAGTTGCTGTTACTATAGAAGTGCCGCGCTGCCAGATACCAAAATCGCCGTTAATAATCTTGTTCTTGCCAGCAGAAAATTCATCAGCAATATTGGTCTTAGTATTTATCTGTGTCTGGATAGCAGAGGTAACACCATCTACATAGCCAAGTTCTGTAGTGGATACACCTGCTGGTGCAGGTGCTCCGCTTGCTAGGTCGCGTGCTTTAGTCATTCAGTCACCTCAGCAACTGGGGATAGAAAGTTAGTACCGTCCCACTTGTCGCCTGAGCCAGCATACTTGCCACGGAATGTAGCGTTGTAAGATGTCTGTACCCATTCTCCACCAAATGTATCGTGGCAGAATGCAGCACCGATTGACTCTTGTTCTGCGCCGTTCTCATCCTTGAGAACTTCGTTGTTAATTACGATTACTTCACGGACGAAACCGTCTTCTACTCTTGCAAAATGTGCCATTTGTTTTCCTTATCCAATCACTATGACTACGTAACCTGAACCACCTGCACCGCCTGTTGCAGAAGATGTTCCACCGCAACCACCACCACCTAAATTTGCAGTTCCTGCGCCGCCAGTAGAACCACCACCACCTGTACCGCCAGCGCCAGATGTGCCACCACCACCGCCACCGCCTGCATAAGTAACAGATGTACCTGTAATAGAATTTGCACTTCCATTACCTCCATTGTAAGCACTTCCTACTGCTCCAACTTGTGAGGCTCCGCCGCCGCCAGCACCGCGTCCTGAAACATCTCCAACTCCACCATTATTTCCTTGACCTGTAAATCCAGAACCACCAGAACCAGTATTAGAAGCACCGCCGCCTGAGCCGCCGCTGTTTCCACTAGGCATTGGTTGGGATGTTGTTGTACCTCCACCACCGCCAGCAATAGCAATGGTGTTTCCAACGCAAGAAGAAATTCCGCTGTATCCTCTAGTTGAAATAGTGGCTCCGTCACCACCAGCACCACCTGCGCCAACTGTGACTGTTAATGCACCACTTGGTAAATAACTTGAAGCGCTGTAAACATAACCACCTGCACCTCCGCCGCCGCCAGAACGTCCACCTCCACCACCGCCACCACCAATAATAAGAACTTCTGCAAGCCCTGCTCTACCAATAGTGATAGTTCCAGAGCCAGTATATTTGTAGATGGTTTTACCTGGACGGCTTGATGTATCAATAGTAGGCGAACCTGTGGTTGCTGTAACTATTGGAGTGTTTGCTAGTTGATTTGTATTCCAACTATTTGAAAGTTTAGTTATTGCCATATTAGACCACCACCACTACGTATCCTGAGCCACCATTTTTGGTAACTCCATTAGTGTAACTTCCACCTGCTCCGCCACCAGTATTGGCAGAACCATCTTGCCCAGTTGCACCAGAGTTTCCACCACCTCCTGCGCCACCTGACTGGCTAATTCCGCCACCTCCGCCAGCATAAGTTACCGAAGTACCAGTAATGGAATTGCTTGCTCCTGGGCCACCAGCACCATTTGTTGGTGTTGTGCCTCCAGCACCTCCGCCACCAGAGTTGTTGCTGCCGTTATTTCCTTGCCCCAATAACGCTGACCCGCCTGCGTAAGAGTTACCATATCCACCACCACCAGAACCGCCATCAAAACCTACGCGCCACGAATAATTATTTTGTGGGTCAAAGCCTGATGCACCGCCGCCAAGTGCGATATAACTTCCAAGTCTTGAAGGGTTGCCATTTTTAACATAACTTACGCTACCGCTTTCGCTAGAAGTTCCCCCAGCGCCAACCGTTACAGTTAAAGTTCCTGCTGGTAAAAATACAGAGGTGTCGTAAACATATCCACCTGCACCGCCTCCTGCGTTATCGCTACCCGCAGCACCACCACCACCAATTACAAGCATTTCTGCCATACCACCAGTACCGATAGTAATAGAACCACTACCAGTATATTTGTAAATGGTTTTACCAGGACGTGAGGTAGTGTCAATAGTTGGTGAGCCAGTACTGGCTGTAACTATTGCCGTGCCAATCGCTTTAGCACCAGTAAAAGTTGAGACTGACATTAAGCCTCATCTCCGAAGGCGTTGAATGCAACGTTAGCACTTGAAGCATAAACAGTAACAACATCTGTAGCCGCTAGAGTAATACCTAGGGTAAGTGCTGTTGAGTCATTTGCTGATAGTGCTACGTCATAAGCAATATACTCTTCGTTAGAAAGAGCAGAACCCGCTACGCGGATTGCAATACGATAGGTTGCTGCTGATGTAGACAAGTTAGCAATTACGATTGTAGAGATAACTGCTGTCTTTGCAGATGGTACTGTGTAAAGTGTTGTTGCCGTTGTTGCTGATGGGTTTACTTGCCCAAGAACTTTTTTTGCCATTTGTATTTCTCCTTAGTAGTTGGTTAAGCGCCCATCATCATAAAGATGTCGGCTGTCGGGTCAGTTGTTACAGAAGCCCAAGTTGCTGTGCTTCCATCTGTTGTTAAATATTTTCCTGTATTACCTGTTTGGGAAGGTAAGGCATCTACGGCAGCCCATTCAAGTCCTGTTGCTGTTGACGAGTTAGCCTTGAGGAATTGTCCATTACTTCCAACAGTTAATTTGCCAGGTGTATCTGCTGATGTGGCTACAAGAATGTCGCCTTTAGCATCAAATAGTGTATTGGCGATTGATGTAGCCAAGTCAAATGCTGTGAAGGTAATAATCTCCACAATATCGCTAGCAGCCAAGGCTGCAAGAGATGTAATGCTTGTTCCATTGCTTGCTGTGTAATCAGATGTACGTGCAAGAAGTACACCGTTTAGGTATACCTGCTCTTTGCCTGGGATATAAGAAAGAGTTAGCCCATTAGCATCTGTTCCAGATACTGAGGTTTCTCCGCCTGATGCTGTGTAGCGATAACGGAAGATTGCTGCAGTTGAGGAAATTGAACCCCACTCAGAACCAGTCCAAGCATACATAGCATTATCTACTGAGTTCCAGTAAAGAGCGCCTTCTATAAGTGCGTTGCCATCATTATCTACAGACGGAGCAGATGACTTGCTACCAAGATAACGGTCATCAAAAGAGTCATACGATTCAGCGGCAGCAGTTGCGCTTGCAGCGGCTGCTGTAGCAGAACCAGCGACAGTATCTACATACGCCTTTGTAGCGGCGTGTAGGTTAGATGATGGAGCACCAGATAGTGTAAGAGCACCAGTCATAGTTGAACCTGACTTGAGTACTACTGTGGACTCAAACGAACCACCAGCAGAGATTGCAGTAGCAATTTCGTTTAGAGTGTTAAGAGTTCCAGGAGCACCGTCTACGAGAGCGTTAACCTGAGCATCTACGTATGCTTTGGTTGAGGCATCCTGTGCAAGGGTTGGGTCTGCTACGCCAGTAATCTTTTGAGCGTTCATGGCAACTGAACCAGTAGGTGCAGCCATCTGGTCTAAGCGAGATGTGCGAACCTGTGTATCAAAGTCTGAAACCGTTGCTGCTAATTGTGTGCCAGTATGGTTAGCGCGAGCATATGGGTCAGTAACCATCTTGGCTGCAGTAATAGTTCCGTTAGCAATATCAGAGGCTACGATAGTTCCATCTACCAAGTCAGCAGAGGTAATGGTTCCACCAAGGCTTAACTTAGTATAGGCAATACCTGCAGAAGCATTAATGTCTGCATTGACAATCGCTCCAGTACCAATAACCGTTGTAAGGCTTACGTTGCCAGTTCCATCAAAGGTAACTCCGCTTGCTTCTACATCTCCAGTTAGTTGGAATGTACGAGCAGTTGCTAGGGCTGTAGCCGTAGCAGCATTACCAGTTGTAGAACCAGAAGAACCAGTTACGTTACCAGTTAGATTTCCAGTAAATGTTCCTGCGATAGCGCCAGTACCAGTAATAGTGGGGCTGGTTAAAGTTTTATTAGTAAGAGTTTGTGTTGTATCTGTTCCAACCAAAGTAGTGGTTGCATCAGGAATGGTTACCGTACGGTCAGCCGTAGGCTCTGCAACCGTAACAGTAGTTTCAAAGGCATCTGCGGTAGCGCCTTCAAATATAATGTTTCCATCACCAAGGGTAAGACTTGTAATTGTAGGTGTTGTAATTACTGGGGAAGTAAGAGTCTTATTAGTCAGGGTCTGAGTGTTGGTTGTACCAACTACTGCTCCAGTTGCACCGTGTCCTGTGGTTGCCTCAATGTGCTGATTGGATTCACGATAGTCACGACCAATAGCCATATGGCGAACTACTGCACCTGCAGAGTGTGCCTGACCAGTTGAACCATCAATGCCACGAACAATGGTTAGTGTGTTGGTGCTAACCGCCGTGACATCTACAATTTCTTCAAGGGCTGTATCTGGGTCAATTACTACGGTGAAAGTTTCACCAGCAGAAATTGTCACACCACCAACAAGGGCTGTACCAGATACTACTGTGGCTGATGTGCCAGATGAGGTAAGCGCTGCAGTCAACGTAGTCTGCTGGGAGCGTGAGGAATATTTTCTAGTTGTCATTGCTTGTCCTTATCGGCGGGAGTAGTGGACTTTAGGTGGATAATTCTGTTGCTGTGACTTTGTTTCTTCGGCAAGGCGCTGTGAGAACAAAGCATAAAGTTGTTTAGTTGCAGTCTGGCTAGCACCGTATGGTCGCTTGCTATCTGTCTCATCAGCCTGTGGGCTAACCTGAGCAGCACGTGCTGGGTCAAGGAATGAGAGCAAACGATAGGCTGCGCCTAAAATCACTACGTCCCGCGTTGATTCTGGTAAACCTGTTTGAGTTGCATAGTCTTGAGCATTTGTTGTAAACGCTACTGGGTCTGTCGCATAAGTAATCTTTACTAGACGACCAGATATAGGGGCTTCGCCCAATGTAATAGTTTGAACTTGTTCAGTTGTATAACCAAAGGCTGCTGCGTTAGCGATTGAATCAAAGTCCCACTTGCGAAGTGGAACCCATTCTTTAGATGGGCCAATAGATTGCCAAGTAACAGTCAAGATATTCTTAATGTTCAAATCAGCAAATGCGTAGGTAGACACCGCAGCATTAAATGTAAAGGTTGTTGACTTGACTGCAAAGATGCTAGAGCCAAGAGCGCGGATAGTATCGTTGATTGCTCGCTTAACATTAAAGCGTGGGAAGGTTGGGCTGATAGCCACTCGTGTATCTGCGCTATGTGTAGCAGCGGTAGTACCTAGATAGCCACGTCCATATGGAGCAACAGTTGCTGTGTTAGCAACGCGGTCATAGGAGTCAACCCACATTAGTTCTTCATCAATTTCAATGACACCCTTACCTACGTTATCGGTAGAGCCTAGGCTTAGCACCAATGGGGAAGCGCTGCTAGAAGTTGTAGTGGTCACAGCGGTAGTTAGATAGGTTGCACGGTCTTGCTGGAATGTATATCCCGCAAGGTTTACCGCAACCTCATCAATCATATTGGTAAGGGTAGTTGTCACTATATAGTCCTTAATGCGTCAGAGGCAGATTTTCCAGTTGTTCCAGCAAGTTCGTTGCAGATTCCATTCAAGTCTTTGAAAGCAGAAGGCTGACGAGATGAACTTGCCTTGTAATTCAAAGCACCAATTATGGCTTTACCTGTAGTGCCAGCCCACTTATTGGCAGCACCTTGTTCATCAAGGAATGCTGTCATTGCGGGGTAGGTTCCACCATTGGCTAAGCGGTTTAGTTCGGCGCACAATGTGCTACCAGCAATACCTGCCATCATTTTCTCCCTTTGGTCATTGCGTTGTAATAGTGTTCATCAAATGAAAACCGCTTCATATGTGGAGCAGTCACACTTGTATCGCACCAGAGTGGGACTCCAGCCTTCTCGCATAGAGCGAAGAAGTAGATGTCCTCTCCAATAAACTTTGTACCTCTGCCCATCTCCATAAAGAACTGAGCATCAGGTAATTCTTTTCTAATCCTGTCAACTACGCTGCGGTGCATTAGTACATATCCCATACCCGCTGCGCTTACTTGAATCAGTTTGTCTTTAGGAAGTGGATGGACTCTTGTTAATCCAAAGTACACGCCAGTCATCATTGGGCGTTCATCTTTGTCTTTCTGATTCCAGAGTTTTAAGAAGCCCTCTGGGCTAATGACTACATCTGAGTCAACCCAAAGCAACCAGTCTGCCTTGTTCTGGTCATACCAATAGTTGATAACCTTCTCACGTTGACGGGCAATTTGATTACCCTGTGAGCGATAGGTAGATTCAAAGGTAAGTCCTGACTTAAGTATTACATCTGTAACACCCTGCATAAACTTGCCATCTACCATACCGTTGTCGCACCAAGCGATTGCTACTGTTTCTTGCATTGTCCCCACCTTTACTATTTCTTCTTTGCTCTTGCGTTGTCCACTAGATTTGGATAAGGTCTTCCAGCCTTCTTAGCCATTGCCTTAGCCTTAGCCTTTTGGGCTGGTGTAAGTGGTGTTGATTTCTTATTAGGGTTCTTCTTATCCCAGAATGCTTTCTTCATTACCACTTCACCTTATCTGCCCAGTAGGCTGCTGACATTTTGCCCTTAGCAATGTTCTTTGCGTGGCGTGCCTTGAATGAAGCCTGACGTGCAGTTGGCTTCTTATCTCCAGTCACACCCTGCTGACCAAAGCGAATAGTCTTTACCTGCTCACCTGCCTTAGCCACAACTACGTGTGACTTAGTTGGATGATTAGGCGTACGCTTTGGTTTATTAAACCCAGATACTCCTGCTCGCTTTAGTCTTGGGTCTTGCATTACTTTACCTGCTTACCTTTTGAGTTGTAGCGGCGACCCTGTAGGATTGCTCCCCAGAGTTGACCTTCTTGCTTAGTCTGCTTTGCACGTAGCGCAGTTGCTGCAGAGTCTGTTCCAGGCCCTGAAGTGTTTGACATTTCCTGTGTGCGGCGACTAGCCTGGTAAACATCGTTTATTTCTTTTGCGATGTTTTCAAAATAATTACGGTTCTTAGGCATTACTTCTTCTTGCCCATTTTCTTAGGCATAGCCTTCTTGCCAGCCTTCTTCATTGGCTTGCCTGACTTCTTGGCTTCCATCTTTGCCATTGCCATACCTTTTGCTGTGTATGGAAATTCCTTCATTCCTACTTTTGGCATTTTATACTCCCAGTTCTTTCATTACTTCAGCGGATTTGTGGTTTATATCTTTTGCCTTAGGCATTGTGTCAGCGTCATACGCTCTACCCAATGTCTCTGACGCTTTGTGTGCTGCTTCTATATCGTGCATCCTTGTTCCTGCTGGCTGGATACCTTGCGCTCTTGCGTCTCGGTAAGCAGACAATTCAGAGTTCCATTTCTTATCTGGTATATCTCTGGATGCGTCTCCAGTACCCAGTTCAAGAGTTCCTATTTTACAACCGAAGCAACCTTCTACATATTCAGGATGCTTCTGTATTCTGTGCATATTCATATGTCCCTTTATTGTGCTACGAAATTTGCCTCTGTTACATCAACTCCACCAGCAATAAGCGCTGCTTTAGTTGCATCATCTACGGTGTGTTTATAACCACCACGATAAACTTCTTGGTAATCCTCTAGGTCTTCGTCTACTGGGTAGCGTATCTGTGAGTAAGTTCCTCCAGATTTTACGATTGTAATTCCTTTGCGTAACTTGGCAAAGTAAAACAAGCGATGTCCACCAGATGGGCCTTCAAGCACATATGGTGTGGTGAATGTATAGTTTGCCATAGTTCTCCTTAATGAACTTACTGATGAGGCTAGGTTTCCCTAGCCCCACCCGTCAATCAATTAAGCGATTGATGAACCTGACTCAATACGGTACAAGGCTTCTTCGCGGTAACGCTTGAATCCTAGAACTCCGTACCAACCCATTGGACGATGACGCATCAAGCGGTCAACGACTGGGCCGATAACTACGTGTGGTTCTTCAGCAACGGCTTCTGCCATTGCTTGCTGTCCTGCAAGAATGGTGCGATACACCTTTGCTGAACCTGAACCATCAGTTGCTGAGTAAAGACGTGGAGACTCTACGAAGTATGCACCTTCGTATGTTCCGATTTCTCCCGCCCAGATGCGGTCTTGTGCAGAACCGTACTGGTTTGGAAGAAGCCATCCTGCTGAACCTGTCTCAGCGCGGAGGTCGTGTGAAACTTCTGGGTGGATACCAGCCCAGTAGAGTGAACCCTTACGGGCAACTGACTTGTTAGCACGCAACTTCGCAACAGCCTTGCGGATGTTTGCAGAAGATAGTGTTGCAGCAGCAGTAACTGTTGCTGTTGATGTTGCAGTTGAACCTGAGTAGATTACGTTTGAACCTTGACGAAGTTCTGTCATTGCAACAGCGTCAATAGAATCTGCAAGGTTGAATGCGATGATGTTAGCAATCGCTGGGTCTACATCAGCAAGGCTGAAGAGTTCCAACGCACGTGTTACAAGAACAGAGTTACCGTACTCAGCAAGAGTAATAGTAACTGTTGTTGGTGTAGACATTGCTACTGCATCTGGGTCAGTTGTTTCTGTGAGAGCAGTTGTTGCTGCTGAAAGGTCAACGTAACGTTGTAGAACAACTGTTGAGCCTGGAATTGTCTGGTTTGTAGGGCGCTTGTCAGCAACTGAACGAATGAGTGGCTCTGAGCGGAGTGCGAACTCCAAGAGACGGTCATAAGCCTTCTGTACTAGACCAGCACCACCAGCGGTTCCTCCGAGGTTATCGGAGGCTGTTGATACATATGCCATTTAGGTTATTTCCTTTTTAGTAGTTAGAAACTATGATTGTGATTGTGAGCGAAGGAGAGAAAGAATCTCATCAGCAGATTCTGCTGCGTTAAGTCTTTGCTCTAGGTTCTCTGCTCGGTCAGGTGTTATTGCACCTTGCGTGATAACGTCCTGCTGACGTAATGCAGCGCGGTCTATATCACTTACTGCAGGTGCGTCCTGGTTCACAGTTAATCCGAACAAGTCTCCGTTATCTTCAAGCCAGTTATTAACTGACTCTTCGGTAACATCGTCTAGGTCTTTCAAGATTAAGCGTTGTGCCTTAGGATTTACACCCTTCTTGTCTAGGACTTCTTTGACGGTACGCTCACGCTGCGACTTGGTTAGTCCCTCAAGTTGCTCAGTCAGTTCTTTGATACGCTTCTCGTCATTACGTTTGGCTTTCCGCAACTTCTTTAAGAGGTCACTTCCGTCCATCTGTGTTTCAGATACATCGGTATCTAGGTCGTCTTCGTCTTCATCCCAGTAGTTGTTGCTCATAGCAACCATCCACCCTTCTCTATTAGTTAGTTCGCAAGCCTCAGGTTCCAATCGGGGAATCGGTCTGGCTCTCGCTACCAGTCTTATACGCTGACGGGGCTGGTGGGTCCGTTCAGGATTTTAGTTTGTTAGATTGCGCCTCTAGTTTGTGAGGCTAGGCTTGCTTTGTTTACGCCAGAAGCGCTACTAAAGCGTGCCTTTTCTTGTTCTGTTAGCGATACACGAGCACGCTTAGCAGAGGCTAATCCTTGGAATGCTTCTTGTTCTGCCTGTAGTTGTCCATAGTTTTCACCAGGAGATATTTGTGATAAGAACTCTCCACGTGGTGTAACTTCTGCTACTGTCTGGAAACCTTCACGAGCCTTAGCCTGTGTAACACCAAGGTCTGCAAGGGCTGAAGCACCCATCATTATGTTGGTCTTGCCTTCTGATGTCTTAATACCTTGAGCAAGAGCAGCACCACCAATTTCAGCAATCTGAATCTTGCGCTGTAGCGCTGGCAATCCTTCTGTTGGGTCTAATACAGCACCAACAATGTCTGCTTGATTAAGCATTGGATAGTATTCAGCCAGTGCTTTCTTGGTATCTGGGTCTGCATTCTGCACACGGTTGATAGCGATACCTACTCGGTCTGCTACCTCTGTTGCTGAAATATCATTAGATATGAATTGGCTTAACTTTTCTTTGGTTGCAAGGTTAGATACACCGTAACTCTTAAGAACCTCTGTGTATGAACGCTCTGCACGTAGGTATTCTGCAGGGCTTAATACTGTTTTGCCAGCCGCGGCGCGGGCTTTATTTGCTGGAAAGCGTATCTGAAATGCTACAGCCAGTGGGTCATTGCTGTTAGGGTCCTGCATAATAAG